GTCAGGGTGGGGGTGCCACCAAAAAAACTGGGGCTATGACTGGGTTTGCTGGGCACGTTCGAGTCCTTGTCGGTATCCGTGTTTGAGTCCTGCGTTGAACGCCTGGCGCATGATGGGTTCGAGTTCGCGGGCTTGGTCGATCGGTACGTCGTTGCGGAACGTGATGACGTGGGTTCGTTCGTCGACCCAGCAGATGGGTTTCTTTATCCCCATCCGTCGATCTTCGCCCAGAAGACGACGACGGCGATGACGATGAGGGCGATGCCTTCGAGCGTGAACGTCATGCGTCGTCCTCTGGTTCGTCCTCGTCGTCGGTGTCGTCGTCGTCGGGCTCGACGGGTGCGGGGTCGGGGTTCGGCGGGTAGGTCTCGGTTTCGGTGGTGGTTGTGGTGGTGGTGTCGGGTGTTTCGGTCACGTGGTCCTCCTTCGTTTGCAGGGACTTTAGATCAGGCCGCAGCGTCTGGCTGCGGTGGGCCATGGCCGGTAGCCGCGCCCTTGGAGGTGGGCTCTCATCGCGACGGTGACCTGGACGGATGGCGGCCAGTTGTTGGCTGTGCCGAACGCTCGTAGGAACTCGGGGCCGTAGGTGCGTTGGAACGATAGGTCCATTTGGAGGCCGCCGTAGTAGCCGTTGCCGGTGTTCGCTGTCCATGCGGCTTCGTGGCTGTGGATGCACATGAACGCGGCGACGAAGAGCGCTGGGTTCATGGGCGCTTCACCGGTGGGCCGCACTCGGCGTGCACCGACCAGTGCTCTTTCTTGACGGCGTCGTAGTGGATCTGGGCTGATTGCCGGCTGAGGACGATCTTCCGTCCGCAGACGAAGCAGATGCGGTCGTCGCCTGGGCTCCAGCCGGCGTGGCTGCCTTTAGCCATTGGGTGGGTCCTTGAGCCAGGGTCGGAGCGGCCACGATCGGCGGCGGCTGTTGTCGAGGGCGCGCTGGCGCCACAGGTCGCGGCTGGCGGTGAGCCGGCGGATCCGGTTTTTGAGTCGGGTGGTTTGGTGTTCGAGCTCTTGGATGCGGATGGCTTGGATCTCTGACCAGCGCTCCCAGTTCATGGCGTGGCCTGGCCGGCGAGTTTTACTCGGAGTTGTTCGGCGGGTGTGCCGGTGACTTTGAAGCCGCGTAGCTCGGCTTCGAGATCGACCTCGTCGTGGATAACGCCGAGGTCGATCATGCGGGCGATGCGCGCTACGGCCATGGCGGTTTCGTCTGCCCTGGGTAGGGCGGCGAGTGTCGGGAACTCTTCCTGGGCGGCCGCGTGCGCCGGCTTCGGCGCTCGCGCGGGCGCGCGTCTTACTTCTTCTCTTTTCTTTTCTACTTCTCGCGAGCGCGCGAGGGCTAGCGGCTTGCTAGCAGAAAGTTGGATGAAACCCGCATCGTTAAGCCGTTCGAATTGACGCTTGCGTGACCTTTGCCCGACCTTTGATGGCACTTTTGTCGTCGATAACACACCGCGTGAGCGCGCATATTCGATCCAGATGCTGACCAATAGCCCTCTTTCTGCATCCGATAGGTCACACCAGGCGCCGTTTGAGTTGAGCTCCGTGTACACCTTGATCCACGGTGGAGTGCGGTCGCCGTAGTGCTGGAACGTCTCCCAGTTCGGCACCACGATCCACCGCTCGTCGCTCATCTCAGAACGGGATCGCCTGCGCGTCGAGCCAGTCGATCAGCTCCGACGCCTGAGCCGCCTTCAACTCGGCCCTGGACTCGATGCCGTACTCGCCCTGCAACCGCATCTTCAGCACCGCGACCCAATCCTCGGCGCCGGCGTAATCAGCCGGGATCGGCGTGGCGTTCGCGTTCAGGTCCTTGACGATCGCGTGCATCTTCGCCATCTGCGGCTTCGTCACCATTCGCGTCGACGAGCGCGGCGGCCTCGCGGCCATCGGCGGCCGCTCCGCCGAGCTCGGCTTCGGCTCCGACCTCGAGGGCGGTGTGGCGCCGGGCTCGTTCCCGTCGGTGTCCTCCTCCGACGCGATCCCCAACACCGCCGACCAGGCGTACCTCCGGGCATACGTGATCGCCGCACCGAACCCCTGCATATCCAGCCGCCCCAGGAACAGCGGCGTGTCGTATACGCGCTCCTCACCCGTCGGGCCGTGCAGCAGCGTAGTTCTCAGAGCGGGCTCGCCGTGCTCGTCCCGGACAGGCGCCTGCGACATGCCCATGCCGTGCTTGTTCAGCACCGGCCGCGTCGCGGCGACCAGCGCATCGTGCGACACGAACCTGGAATGGAAATGCGGGTTCTCGCTGTCCTTCCCGACCGCCGGCAACTCGGCTTGAACCGCCACAAATGCAGCAGCCCACGACCCGTGCTCGCTCATCCCGCGACCCTCCCAAGTAGGAACCCCAACACGAACGCCAACACCGCCACCAAACACACGACCGCCACCAGGCCATCCCGGTGCAGCCGGCCGCGCGGTGGGTCCTGGCGCATCACCTGCCGCCACCCGGAACCAGAAGCAACAGCGCCAATACGATCAGTGCGGCGATCAGGAACCCCGTCGTCACCCGACGCGCCTCGTCACGATCATCGGCAACGGTGCCGGCAAGTCCTCGACGCTCAACCGGAGCTCACGAGCGACACCCATCAGGGCGGTCGCGTCCGAGCGGAGCGCCGACGCAAGCGACCGGATCTCGCTGCAGCGGCCCGGGTTGCCGGCGTTCAACGCGATCGCATGCATATCGTCCAGGGCCACGAGGGCGCGGCCGATCGCCGCGACCTGCTCCTCCAAAGCGGCTGCTTGGTCGATGCGCCAGCCCGCGTCGCTCACGGCCGGTAACACCAGTTCGACGCGCACCACTTGCCGTGCAGGAGGATGCTTCCGTCGCAGTAGGGGTTGCCGTCCGGGCAACGCGCTTCCGGCCGTTTACACCAGTTCGGATCTGAGAGGCGCGTCACGCTAGAATCTGCTTCGTGAGCAACTACACGACCTGGGATCTCTACTCGCTCGGTACCCGTATCCTGGAATGGCGAGAGCGGGCCAAGCAGGCGGCCACGCTTCAGCAGCGCCGGTCGTACGAGGGCGAGATCGAAGTGATGGGCCGAGAGTTCGATCGGAAGTTCTTCACTGGGCCGTACTGGCCTGTCGAGATCCGCTAGGCGCACGCCGCCACCTTCACTTGGGCCATGAGTTGGTGTCCGATCAGTTCGGTGTACGATCTTGAGAGCGGCGAGTCGGAGACGACCGAGATCGTGGACGACTTCGTGTGCATCACCGGTGGCTGTGACCCGAGTACCGATCACGCGGTTGCCCCAATCGAGAGCTGTAGTTCCATCGGCCACTCCTTCGGCGGCATCGCATCGGGCAGCAGCTGCAACACGACGAGGTTCTTGTCCTTGGTTCGGCCGACGACCTCGAATCCGGCGCGGCGGAAGCAGCGGCCCGGGTCACGCTTCCGGCGGACCTTCGTCTCGTCGACGAACGTCAGCATCCCGCCGACGGGCGCCTCAACGAACCAGGCGAGCGTCGCCGCGACAGCCTCGGTGATCAGCTCGCTCGAGAGGACGTCGCCCTCGTTGCGGAACAGGGTGCACACCCAGGCGTCGCCGTAGCCGTGGCGGGCCAGCTCGGCAAGCGGCCACGACGTGACCCAGCCCGCGTCACCCGCGAGCGTGCGAAGGACGAGACACGCACCGGGCGCGACGAACTGCGGGTGGCCGACTGACTGGCGCGAGTAGTGCCGGTCGGCGAGGGCTCGCACGAGCGGGTCGGCACGCCATGAGACGACCCACCTCACGAGCGTTTACACCAGTTCGAATCTGGTAGGAGGGTCATTCCTCACCGCCAGCCGCAATCGCGGCGCGAGCTATCTCCTGCGGAGACAGGTGATCCCACCAGACTGAGTTCTCATCCAGCCACCGGGGTCGTTCCTCATAAACCGGGCGGGCGGGATGGATGTCGCTCGCGATCTTCGTAAGCGCCTCGGCATACCGTTGAACCGCGGCCTCGGCATCGAGAGCGCGCTGGCGGAAGTGCTTGATCCCGGCTGGTGCTTCCGCCAGCAGCGCCTCGCACTCCTCGCGCAGACGCATGTACTCGTTGCTCAACTCTGTTTCGGTCAGCCTGATCGGGCCGTCTTCATGGAAGAACGTGTAGATGGGTTCGGCCTCGCCGCTCACAGCACGCCTCTCCCGCTCCTTGGCTGCTTCAAGCTCAGCCTCGGCCTTATCGGCCGCCGCGCAGAACTCGATAGCCGCCGCTTCGTGTTCTGACTTCGCGGCCTCAGACGCCTCCATGCGTTCGAGGTACTCGTTCGGATCGGCACGCCAATCGACGTGGCCGCACTCCGCGCAAGGCTCGCCGATGGCTCCGAGCATCGCGGCTCGTTCAGAGAGCAGCCGGTCTAGTGCAGCGTTAGCTTCGACGTATTTGTCCGCTCCTTCTTCGCTGTCGAAATACTCAGCGTTTTTCAGCATCTCGCGAATAAGGTCGGCGTCGGTCACGGCTTGCCTTGCTGTCGTTTACACCAGTTCGAGTCTGAAAGGCTCACGCCGTCTCCAATCGCCAGACGGGAAACGCGCCGGGGAAGTCACGGGCGCACTCGAACCAGCGGTCTTCTTCCCACACCACTTCACCGTCGAAGTTCCGGGCGAGTAACGGCTCGTAGCGCATCCATCGAGACAGACAGCGAACGTCAATCCAGCGACAGACCCATTGGTCAACGGCCCACCGGATCGCGTCCGACCGCTTCGGGTAATGCTCGCGCGGTAGCCATACTTCGCCGTCCTCAGACCAGACGCCCATCGCGTCGGGGATGACCACTTCGACCGCGCTTACCACCGTTTACGCCCGTGCGAATCCGCTAGGCGCGTCATCGCTTCTTCCGCCTCGTGCCCCACCTGATCCTGATGCCGCCGTGCTCTCCCGCGTCGTGGAACCCCTGATGGCCTGAAACAAGACAACAGCGGTGTCCGGCGAACTGAGACGTACAGCGCGGGATGCGGATCGAATCCGCTAGGCGCACGCCGCCACCCTCACGCTGCGCGCCATCTCGAGCAGCGCGTCACGGAACCCAGGCGGCGTCGGGCTGCTCGACCCTCGCGGCATGTGCTCGGTGAAGAACCCCAGGCCGAGCCGTTGCGCCCGGTGATGATCGAACGCCGAAACCTGGGCGGTCGGCTTCGGCTCCGCCCAGTTCATCTCGACCGGGTCGACTCCGACCGCATACAGCCAGGTGCGCTTCCGGCACGGATGACCGTAGGCCGACTGAGACACCTCGGTCACGATCCCCGGGTCGAACAGGCTCTGCGTCCATCCGTGCCTACCGGGTACGGGCAGGTCGTATTTCGTCCAGGCGAGCGAGTAGGCGGGATGCTCCAGCACGCCGCCGAACCTGCGAACAGCCGCGAGCGCCGCAGCGAACGTGCCTCCGTCGTTACCGACCCGGTACTTCTCGCCGAGGCGCTCGAGGTGTAGATGCTGAACGAGCGGCGCCAACTGACACCAACGCTGGCACGGCGGGTGCGCCACCACCGGCCACGGCCCCGCGTACAGCCGGGCGTCGCGCATCTCGTCCCACACATCGACGTCCTCGAGGCCGGCGTAGACGCCGTTCGGGTCGACGTAAAGCGCGGCGACCCTCACGGCCGTTTACCCTGGTTCGAATCTCCTAGGCCGGTCATGGCCCGAACCGCTCGAGGTAGTAGAACCCGATCGGATTGTTCGGGTCGTCGCCGTAGATGTACTTCAGCACCGAGAGCCGGATCTCTCTCTGGAACGGCGAGTACCTGTCCCAGTGGGGTTTCACGCCAGAATCCCCAGATATGCAGGGGTTTTAGAGGAAACGCCTAGGAGATTGAAACAGCAGTTCGAATCTGATCGGGCAGAATGGCTTGAAACCGCCCATCGGGCAGAAAACGCCTTTGTCATTCAGTTGCCCCGCTCCTGTACTGATAGAGCCAAATCGACTGGGGATTGAGGTGTTGCGCGATGACGAACAGCGATCACCCGGAGAGGTTGCTGACGCCTCAAGACGTCACTGACCTGATCGGGCATTGGCTCAAGGTCGCCGGGCCGCCACCGAGCCAGGTGACGACAGCAGGGATTCCTGGGCGGCTGCTCACTGCTCGGCAGGTAGCCGAGCTGCTCGGCTTCTCGATGGCCACGATCATCCGTTGGTGGGAGAGGGGTGAGATTCCCGGCTACCGCATCGGTGGTCGCATCCGATTCCGCGAGGACGAGCTCGCGGAATGGCTTGAATCGAGACGATCGCCGAACGCCTAGGGTCACAGCCGCGCCACCTTCGCGGCGAGGTCTTCGAACTCGATCCGGCCGTACTGCCGCACCGTCGTCTCCGGGCTCTCATGGCCGAGCAGCGCCTGGCGCTCCTCGAGGTCGAGGCCGCCCTGGCGGAGCCACCAGTGGTAGGTGTGGCGGGTCTGATGCGGATTCAGGTACCGGACACCGGCGAGCTCGAGCTTGTCGCGATACCAGCGCTCGAAAGTGGTGTCGCCGATCGGGTCGCCGCGGCGGCGCCGGTCGCCAGGGGCGTACCGCTTCCGGTACCAGAGATGATCTGACGGCTCGAGGCGCTCGAGGAGGTCGAGGTCGGCGACCGCGACCGCTACATCCGGGGTGAACGGCACCGGGCGGTCCTTGTCGCCCTTGCCGCTGTAGACCATCAGCCGGCCGCGGTTCAGGTCGATGTGGCTGCGGCGAAGATGGCGGGCCTCGCTGCGGCGAAGGCCGGTGCCGAACAGGATCGCGAACAGCGGCCCGTCCGGGACGGGGAGCGCGACCAGGATCGCGACCTCCTCCGGCGAGAAGATGTCTTTGGGGCGGCGGTGTCCTGCGCTCATCTGCGGAACCTTCCTCATCGGTGACCTGTCAATTCGTTCGTCGCGCACCGCCCACTCGAACAGGCTGTTGTAGATCGAGCGGGGGATGTAGCGGCTGCGGGGGGGAACCGCGCGGAGCTCGGCGTTGATGTCGTCCGCGGTGAACTCCGCCAGGGTCTTGCCGGGGTGGCTGCGTAGCAGCGGCGCGACACCCCGCTCGTAGGCGTAGAGGGTGCGGGTCGACTTGCCGCGCAGGTCGAGATGATCGACCCACGACTCAACGTCGGGGTAGGCAGCCGCGGTTTCGTGGCGGCGGTCACGCGCGGGCATGGCATCCCCGATCAGTGCTAGGAGCGCCTGCGTAAGATCGCTGGTGCATAGGGGCTGGTACCTCCTGTGCCACGAGCCGGGCCGTTTGCGCGGCGCCGGCTCTTTTGCGTTGTCGGGCACAAGGGTACTCACGCTGCTGGCTCCATGCTGCTGGCGATCCAGCGTTCGAACTCGGCGCGCGGGATACGGATCGAGCGGCCGAGCTTGACCACGCGGAGACGGCCAGCGTCGATCTCGCGGTAGACGGATGCGCGCGACAGTTTCGAGAGCGCCATGACGTCGGCGATCGTCAGAAGTTCGAGCGGGTCAGGATGCTCGTCGATGAACACCGCTTGGATGAAACCGCGGCCCCGCCTCAATAGTCAAACCTGGCGATTTACAGCGGTTTGGGACGCCCAGAGACACCCGCGTACATACTGAGACGGACCATTGGGCTGGGAAACGTCCGCAAAATGCAGGAAGTTCATCCACCAAGCCCCTCCCAGGAATCTATGACGCCGGGAGCCGCAGCCTCAAAGTGCGATACGACACTAACAAACTCTGCGCGTAGAGTCGCGCAAAAGGTTCGGGTTATGGTGCATACCGTGCGCGTAATGGCAGGAAGACCAGCAGGCCGGCGACTAGAAAGCGCCGAACTGGAACACCTCCGATTCCTGCTCGAGATCCGGGAGACGAGCCGCTCCTACAAAGAGCGGCTCGAGGACTTCGTGCTCAAATGCCTTGAGAGCGGAGCCTCAACCCGGGGGATGTCGGAGCAGCTTGGCGTCCCCGACCGGACGATCCAGAGCTGGAAAGAGAACGCGCAACAGCGACGAGGCGAGTAGCGGCCGGCCGCCGCGCACTGGACAGAGCGCGACAGGCCAGCCGACACGCCACGGTAGCCGACTGCATGTCACCCAGATGAGGGAGCCGACACACGTGGCCGGCCCGGTACCTTGCTGCCCGTGAACCCCGGGGCATTGGGCGTCGGGGGAACTGGGCAAAGGAGAGTTTCGATGAAGGGTTCAACCTGGCTCGGCGTGATCGCGAGCCTGATCAGCATCGGCGCCGGCATCTACCTGATCGGTTCCGAGTCCGCCTCGGCGGAGACCACTGTGTTCGATGCGTTGATGCACGGGATCGGCGCGTACTTCGTCGCCCGTGGCTGCTGGATGCTGTACGAGATGCGCGCGATGGTCGTCGGGTCGGAAGAGAAGCCGAGCCTTGTCGGTCAGTCGTTCCGTATCGAGGGCGCCCAGCGCGGGGACGTAGACGCGACCTAGAGACCTGGCTCTGGCGATTGCCAACGCTGTCGGCAATCGCCAGAGCCGGACGATCAGTGGCCCATGACGCGCAGCCCGAAGCCGCGCTTGCGGCCCGTCCGGTACTTCGGCCCGGTCTTGCCTGTCCCTACGCCGCGTGCGAGGGCTCCGAGGGGCGGCGGGTTGCCGCCGAACTTGATCGGCACCGTGCCGCCGCCGGCCGGATTCGGGATCAGCGTTGCCGGAGTCCGAGTCGGCTTCGGCGTCTCGCTAAGGGAAGGACCAGCCTCGTCTGCAGATGTCTCGCTAAGGGAAGGGCTGGCCGTCTCAGCGGGGTCCGACGGTGTCCCTGAAACCGAAGGGTTGGCGGTCGCCGCTACTGACTCCGGAACGGAAGGGCTCGCCTCGGGCTCGGCCTTCTTCTTCGGATCGCCGGCCTTCTTCGGTCCGGCCGATGTCAGGAGGATCTGGGCGGCGTGCGCTTTCACCGTGAACGGCTTTGGTTTGCTGCCCTGGTCGAAGTCGAGCAAGGCGACCTGCGCTGGCGTGGGCGTCAGGTAGATGTAACGCCGGCCGGTTCTCGGATCGGTGTAACGGATCGTTGCGAGATCGACCGAAATCTGCTGGGCGTGTGGCAGTGCCGCCCTCAGCCCGTCGGCGATCATGCAGTGCGCCGAGTCCTTCGGGATCGCGGTCTCGATCATCTCGTCCGTGATGGGGAAGTTGAGCTGCGGGGCGCGCCCACCGCTCACTCTGGTTGCGCTTGGCATTGGTTAGCCTCCTGTCTGGGCTGCGAGCTTGAACCTTCCTCACGTTGGTAAGGGCTCGCGGCCCTTTTCACGGGCGGATCGTACTCCGGTAAGGGAAGGGCTAAAGCGGCAATATCGCTCTTTGCGGGAAAAACTGCCGGGCGAGCACTACTTATCGGCGTGCCCACCGTCGCCGTTGCGTTCTTTGGCGAAGTCCAACCGCTGTTTCGTGTAGACGGCGCCGGCGGTGAACGCGGCGACGATCACCGAGATCAGGAACTCGGCGAGTCCGTCGACGTTCAACAGGTCGAACGCGCCGACGGCGAGCACACTCCCGAAGAACGCGGCGGCGCCCGCCCACAGGCTGACTTCCTGCGCTTTGTTCATGTGTCGAGGAGCTCCTGCGCCATGTACCGCAACGGCTCGATCTCGGTGGCGAGGTTCGCTGGGCAAGCGGTCGCGTAGTACTTGCGGTGGGGGTGCATCGGCAGCACCCGGCGGAGGCTGTACTTTTCGCACACCCAGGCCATGAGGGCGGCGCCCGCGAGGCGCTGCTCGCTGGTCATCGGTTCGGTGCCGGTGTGTTCGAACTCGATCCCGATCTGGTCGTTCTGCCCCGGACAGTGCGCACTCGAGACCATGTGCTGAGCTTGGATCGCTGAGACGGTGAGCCAGCGGCCTTGGAGGACGTAGCCGGCGCGGCAGACGAGGAAGTTATGCCCTGAGTCGTTCCAGCCGTTCCCGTCCATGTGGAACGCTTGGATGTCTCGGGCGTACTGCATCGCCTCCGCCCGTGTCGTGATCGACGGGTCGCCGAGCTGGCGGACGTGACCGGCCGTGTGGTGCATGATGAACCTCGCCGACGCGCCGACGGTGGCGATGCCCTGTTGCGGCTTCCGGGCTCCCCACTGCGGACAAGTGATGATCTCGAACTTCATGACACCTTCAGTGTCCCGCCGTCGTTCCACAGGGCACCGCTGATGAGCGGGTCTGTGGTTGGGAGCCCGGCCATGAGGACGTTCCCGTCGACGCCCGCGGCGCCGCCGACAGCCGCGCGGAACACGACATCACGCTCGGCGCGGAACGTCACGTCACGGTCCGCCGTCACGGTGAAATCCCGGGCGACCGTGATCGGAATGTCCCTGCCCGCGATCAGAGGGATGTCGCGGGTGACCGAGTTGAGGCCGAGGTCACCAACATCGGCGATCAGGTTGATCCCGAACCCGGTCGGTAGTCCGTCCACGGTGCCGGTCGTCTCGATCATCAGCCAGAGTCCTTCGTTGTTGATCTCGAACCGGATCGCGTCGATCGCAATCGAGGGGATCGGGTCCGACCCGCCGGGGACGTGGGTGAGGCCATGCATACGCGGGTGCGGCGCGGGCATCAGGGGTCGCCGTCCTCGTCGAAGGGGTTCGTGGTGTAGTGCTGCCTCGGGCTGACGTCGAGCGACAGCTCGACGATCGGTAAGCCGGGAGCGCCTGGGCGGCCGGTGTAGTGGATCCCTTCGACGTACCAGTCTCCGTCGAAGCCGCCCGAACCCGGGTGGTCCGTCTTCAGCGTCAGGAGGTCGCTGATCTCGACCTCGCACATCTGCTTCCACAGCGCTGGGCCCAATGGGTCGTCGGGCCGGCGACTCTTGAACACCATGCGGCTGATCCTCACCGCGGGAGCGGAGCTGTAGTTCTCGACGTAGTACGTCGCAACCTTCTTCGTCTCCTCGAGCGCGTTGGTGCCGGCGCCTGCGGTGCCGACTATCGTCTGCAGATTGTCGAACGTCAGCGAGCGCAGCCCGTACTTCTCGATCGAGTCGGGGTCGCCGCCAACGCCGGGGTCGCCGGCCTTCACGAGCTGGCCGGGGATGTCGTCGACCTCCGGATCCAACGGCCGCCAAGAGAGACCGGAACCGATCCCCTGCGGTGTCGCTGTGCAGGAATTGAACAGGTTGTCCTGCCCGTTAGAAAACTCGAGCTCGGACACCGGAACAACGGTCGGGTCGAGGCTCGTCGCTGATGGGTCGCCGACGTCGCGCCTGTGGATGTGGTACTCCGCAACGTCGGGCCGGAACCGGGCCTGCCTGCCCCTAAAAGTCACGGCGCCGTCGGAGCTGCACCAGAAATTCGCGACGCCTACCAGCTCGGCGTCGACGGCGTCGAAGAGGGCGTCTAGGGCGCTCGTGCCGGGGCTGTACGCCTTCGGACCCACCCGAACGTTGCCCGAGAAAATGTCTCTGAGGGAGACGGGCCAACCGACGTCGCCGAGGATCGCGTTGATCCGGTCGCCGACGCTCCCGGTCGTCTCCCCGTAGAGGACGTTCCCGGCCGCCATCTCCGCGAGTGCCTCGGCTTCGGGGGTGCCGGTGTAGGGGGGAAGCACACCGTCGACACCAACCCTAAGCTCGGCGCGGGCCAAGATCGCGAACCCGTCGACCAACTGCAGCTCCAATTCCATGTGCTCTTCGGTCTGGCCGAGCTTGTAGTGCCACGACTCGATAAAGCCGCGGAACAGGGTGTGCCACTCCCCATCGATCGGGTTTTGTAGTGCGATCGCGGCCTGCTTGCCGGGGAGGATCTTCCCGGCGTAGTCGCTCGACGGGTTGGTCGGGTCGAAGACACCGGCCCGGTCGACGATCCGCACCGACGCCGTACCGACGTCCGTCTTGCTGAACTCGTTGGGGCGGCCCCGGTCGATCGTCCAGTCCCGCACCCGCACCCCCGCGAGGGTGTCGATCGTGGTCCACTCGGGATCCTCTGCCAATGCGGGGTCGTCGAACGCGACCGAGAGGAACCCTTCGGGGTGGTCGAGCGTCGACAGCTCGAGCAGCACCGCCCCCGTCGTTTCGAGCATGACATGCCCGCTCGTTTCGAGGCGGAGACGGTCAGCCATCGCCTAGGCGCTGGTGATCCGGATGAACGCGGGGAACAGCTCCCCGGCGGAGCCGCCCGTGCCGCCGTGGACGGTGCCGTTCGCGACGCCCCGGTAGCTCCGGACACTGTAGGTGCGGGTGCCTGAGGAGGGGGTGAAGTACCTCTCCCCTTTGAACGCGACGGAGTTGGTGTTCCCGTTCACCTCGCCGAGCTCGCCGAGGCAGGTGCTGCCGTCGAACAGGAGCAGGATCACGACGGGGCCGGTGCCGCTGCCGCACGCGACGGCCGGCGCGAAGAACTCGACTTTGATCCTCGCGGAGCCGCTAACAGTGATCGCGGCGGCCGTGACAACGGTGTTCGCGGTCGCGACGGTCGTCGCGCTGATCGCCGTCGGGCTGGTTTTCTCGGCGTAGGCGAGCTCGGCGCCTCCTCCGCCGCCGCCGCTCGCCGGGACAGCCCACTTCACACCCAACGTCTGGGCGCTGTCGACGGTCAGCACATCACCGTTCGACCCAACCGCCAGCCGCGCCGCGGTGTCCGCGGCCGACCCTACAGCGAGGTCGCCTTTTGCGTCCCAGAGGGTGTCGGCGGCAAGTCCGCCGCCCGCTACCGCCGCCCACTTGATCCCCGTCGTCTGCGCGCTGTCAGCCGTTAGCACCTGGCCGTTGCTGCCGACCGCCAGCCGCGCGACGACGTCGTTCGCTGACGCTGCGAACAGATCGCCTTTCGCGTTCGCGTCGACGTGCAGGACAGCGGTCTTCGGGACCCACTTCGACGCGCTCGAATCCCACACGAGCGCCTGCTCATCGGCCGGGGTGGGCGCCTGCACATCGGTGAGGTCGTCGAGGGCAGGAGTGGTGGGTGTCGCGGGGGCGGCCCACTTCACCCCGAGCGTCTGCGCGCTGTCCGCGGTCAGCACCTGGCCGTTGCTGCCGACGGTCAGCTTCCCCGCCGTGTCCGCTGCGGACGCGGCGATCAGGTCGCCCTTCGCGTCCAATAGCGTCGCGGGGATGCCGCTGGCGGGGACCGCCGCCACAACAGACGCCTTCAGGTTCGCGCCGGTGATCTTCTTGTTCCCCCCACCGCTGGCGAGGACGAGCTCGTCGGTGTCGCCCAGCGACGTGGTCGGTGTCAGCGCCGAAATCTTCGTGTCAGCCACAGCACCCCCTTGCGTAGTCAGCCACGGCGACCCGATGTCTGGTTCGCGGTCCGATTCGCGCCGCGCGCCTGCTGCGTCGTCACCGCACGCCCGACCTCGCGGCCGTCGATGTTGACGTGGACATGCAAGGGGCGAATCTCGGCGCCGGCGATGTTCGCGCCCAACACCCTCCTGCCCGCCCCGCTCAACCCGGTGCCGGCGGCGAGGATGTTCGTGAGCTTGCTCGACGACACCTGCATGAGGCCGGCGAGCGGATCGGTGCCGGCCTTCGACTTGTTGAGGTCGGCGATCTTCTGCCGGCGACGCCATATCTCGCTCACGAGCTCGAGCGTGTGCCCCTCTTGCTGCATCCGCCGCTGCAGGAACGCGATCACATCCTGCTGCGCCTTGATGTCGTCCTTGATCGTCTTCGTGGCGCCTGCGCGCTCGACGGCGAAGTCGAGCCACCCCATCTGGGTTTCGGTCGCCTGCCGCTTCGCCTCCGCAGCGGCGGCCTTCGCCGCCTTCGAAGCCTCGGCCAGATCCGCGGCTGCTTGCTTCGCCTTCTCTTTCGTGGCCTTCGCAGCGGCAGCGAGGTCGTCCGCGCGAGCCTTGACCGCTGCGGCGATGTCGCCTTGCTTCCCGCGGATGTCGCGGGCGATCGCCTTGACCTGATCCTCGAGCGTGAGTTTGCGGGTGATGTCCTTCGTGACCGCGATCCGGGCGGTGACCTGGGCGCTGATCTCTTTCAGCCTCGCGATCTGGCCTTTCAGGGTGCTGATGTCCTGGACGTCGACGAGCTCCCGTCCGATCATCTGGTCGAACCATGTGTTGCGGTTGGCCACGCCGCGGGCAGCCGCTTCACGCTGCCTCGCATCCGCTTCGCGCTGCTGCTTGTTCACCGCCGCCACCGCCGCTTTCCCGGCCTTCGTCGCGCCGGCGACCGCCTGAAGGATGTTGTCGAACAGCCCCGACCCGAACCCGGCACCGCCGCCGGACGCGGCCGGCTTGCCTTTTCCGCCGCCGAACAAGTCCATGATCGAGGTGCCCTTGATCCCGCCGAGGCCGATGAGGTCGAGGAGGCCTTTCCCACCGACGTTGGTGCCCGAGAACGGCAGCTTGATCTTCGATGCGGCCTGCCCCAAGATGACTATCTTGGTGAGCCCGTCCGCCACCTCGGCGAGCGCGCCCGACAACGGGCCGCCCGCCTGCTCCGCAAGGTTCTCCCACGCGACCTGCAACTTGTCCGACGAGCCTGCCGCCGAATCCGCGTACTTCTTCGCGGAGCCGCCGTAAGCGCGAAGCAGAGCGTCGAGCGCCTGCGCCGAGGTTGCGTTCTTGTCGATCTGGATGCCTGCGCGGCGCAAAGCCCCGATATTCCCCATCGCCGCCTTGTTCACGAGGTTCGTCGCGGTCTCGAGGTCGGTGTAGCGGCCGCGCGCAACATCTGCGGCGAGCTCGGACAGCTGCAACGACTTCCGAACGTCCTTCTGGCCGCGCACGAAAACCTGGAACGAGCGAAGGACGTCCTCGTCGTCGAACGCCGACGCCCGGGAGATCCGGGTCGCGGCAGCATCGACGTCTTTCGCGTACAGCTCCCACGACAGACCCGCGTCTTTCACCGCGATCGATGTTTGGCCGAGCACGACCTCCGCTTCTCGGGAAGCGTCGATCGCTTTCTTGATTCCGACGAACGCGACGGCGCCAGCCGCCGCCGGCCCAGTGGCGCGGCCGAGCCCGAACATGGCGCCGATACCGCCCGCCCCACCCTGGCGGCTGAGCGCCGTCATCTGACCGTTGAACCTTTTCGCCGATCGCTCCGACCTGGCGAACGCCCGCTCGAGGGAGCGGCTGTCGCCGACGATCTCGACTTCGATCCGGCGCGCCACTAGATCCTCGCCCCGGCGAGCGCCTCGAACATCTCATGACAGCCGAGCATCTGCATCGGTGTCAGGTCACCGACGTCACGAGGCCGGATCCCGAAGTATCCGAGCGCGGGCGTCCAATACGACTCGGGGGCTGCTCCGAGGTCTCCGAACTCGTCGGTGAATCGTCCCCATTGGAGCTCGGCCTCACGTCTGAGCTTCCCGGAGGAGGGCTCCCATCATCGTCCTCCTGATCGGCGGGACCGGCTTCGAATGTGATGGTGTCGCCGAACGGGGCGTCCTGGAACCGCTCCCACAGATCCGGGACGGCCGGCGGCTCGAGCTTCCCGGCGCGGTGAAGAGCAACGATGGCGAGTACGGACACCATTTCGGGGTCGGCGAACGCGCCCGCGTCGATCGTCAACGGCAAGTAGCCGGCGTAGCGTTTCGCCCAGCCCCACTCCCGCGTCGTGAGCGCCTGCCCGTTCAGGTCGAGCTCGTAGCGGCCGTCGTAAGGTTTCACGCCCGCGATGGTGATGTAGTCAGGCACCGATACCGCCGCGGTTGAACCTGTCGCAGACCCGGTCGAGCGCCGCCTCCATCTCCCGGTTGGTGCGTTCCTCGTTCGCGTCCAACGCCGGCACGAGTGCCCGGCGCATCTGGAGGGCGCCGAACTCCGGGTGACGGCCGGTGGTGCGGCGGATCGCCTGCTCGACCGCGACACCCCGCTGGCGGACCCGTGTCCTATACCCGAGCGCCGAACGGCCGTCGGTTGACGCGAACCGAGCGCCGGCCTCGACCCGCACATGATCCCCAGCGGCGCGGAGCTCGTCGCGGACGGCCTTGCGGCTCGCCTTGTCCGACTTCGCGAGGGCTTGCATCAACTGGCGGTAGCCGTCGACGCGGAGGGTGGTGCCTTGCGGCATCTCTAGGCGTCGGGCGCGTTGAAGAACTGGAGGCCGTCCTCGTCGGCCGCGTTGAACGTGACCTCGAACGTGTCGACGTCGCCGCGGGCGCCGCCGGGCCCGTAGCTGTAGAGCTGGACGTTGCCTCTGAGCTCGGGGTTGGTTGCGGACGCGACGCTGTTCTGGTCGGGCCGCCAAGCGAACGCGACAACCTCGCGGTCCTTGTGGATCGGGTACAGCGTTTCGTGGACCTCACCGGCGCCGTAGCTGCCGTAGAACTCGCACGTCACTGACTGCTCTGTGGGGCCGGGCAGGTACTCGTTCATCCCGGTCGCCGAGAAGCCGCTGACGTCCTCGCGGCTGTGCTCGCTGCTGAACCGAACCGACCGGCACAGATTCGACAGGTCGGTTGCGTCGACCGACACCGAGTCCATCAACGCGATTCGCTTAGCCATTGTCGTCCTCCTTCTCGTTCTCGTGTTTGGTGTCGCGTTTCAGGACACGGATCGAGCCGCGCTCCTTCGCCCGGCGTTCCGCTTCCGGAGCTATTTCCGCTTCGAATTCCTCGCCGGGTTTATGGCCGCGGTAGGCGGTTTGGCCGGTGACTTTGTAGAGCGTCACGTCAGCACCCGGACCCGCCACTCCGCGCCCAACAACCGTCCGTTGACGGCGACGTCCTCGACGTACTCCCGCAGCCCGCTGACACCGGGTGCGCCGCCGTCGTCGCCGAACGCCAACGAGTCGACGACACCGCCCAACGTTTGGTCGGCCATGAGCGCAGCCGCAACCCCTGTTTCTGGCTCGAGGATCTGGGCGAGCAGATCCTGTCCGGCGTCCGAGTCTGCGGTCGTGACGCGGGCGCGGACGGTGAAGAACATCTCCCAGCCGCCCCCCGGCCCGAACCCCAATCCGTTTTGAAACGGGTCGCCTTCATAGATGTCGATCGTGGGTGGGGTCGCTGACGCGAGCCAGCGCGGATAGATCTGGATGTCGGGGATGTCCGCGCGGAGCGCCTCGAGCGCGAGCGCGAGCGCCTCCTTGATCTCGATGATCGTGCTCAACCGACACCCCACGACTCCTGCAACACCGTCAGCTTCTGCAACGCCCGCGAGTGGCGGGACACGAACGTCGGGCCGGACGGGCTATCCAAGCCGATGACGCCGAACGGAACCTCGGATTCGTTCCACAGCTCGGCGCCGCGCTCGAGGGTGACCTCGGTCGCGAGCGCAAGCTCCCACGCGGCGAGGCCGGTCTCCCGTCCCATCTTCGCGTTGACCTCACCGGACGCCGCGACGAGGATCCTGTCTGCTGCGGCCTGCTGCTCGGCGGTTGGGGTGCGGATCTTCAGGCGGCGGAACAGCTCGTCGGTTGAGCCGTACACGTCAGAGGGCGGGACAGACCCGGGCGCGCTCGAGGTGACGAAGAGGTCTTCGATGCCAAGCACGTCGCCGGCGGCTTTCCAGATCAGCGTGTACTGGCCGGCGGTGTCGGGTGCCATGAGGCCGCGGGCGGCGTAGACGCCGGCCGCGATCTCGAGCACGGCGGTCGCGGGGGCCGAGATGCTCGTGCTGGTGTTGTCGCTGATCTCCAGGGTGAGGACGTCGACCAACCCGGTTTCGCCGGTATCGATGACCGCCTCGAACACGGCTTCAGGGGCGACGTTCACGCTGCCGCCTCGACCGACCAACTGATCCCGCACAACGACACCCACGGCCACGGCTGCGCGCTGGCGAGCTCGAGTCTGCCGTCGGAACGGAAGTAGACGTGCCCCTCCTCGTTCGGGATAGCGCTCTTCGCCGGGAAAACGAGGTCGTAGCCCGAGTGGCACTCCTGAGGCAGCATCGCGATCACGATCGGCGAGCCGGACTGCCCGGGCGGCGGCTTTACCAGCCCTTCGAGGTGGACGATGTTGTTCAGCGTCAACCGGTACCGCAACGGGGCCCAGTTGTCGCCGAACAGGCTCGGAAGGTTCTCGAACCCGTTCAACGGGTCGAGGTAGCGCCAGTCGACGGCGGCGACGCCCGCGAGGATCGCGTCGACGTCTTCGGTGGTCGAGACCCGGGTGAGCGGGTAAACCCCTGACCCATCGTCGACGGGCGACGCCCCAAGGCCGGGGTCGCTGCTGGTGTCGACGTCTTGGAGGTCGCGGAGCCTACGGATCACCCGGGTCGCCGCCATCACTATTTCTCGTCCTGAGCCTCGGGTTCCGGCTCCGGTTCGGGCTCGGGGTCGTCCTTGTGCTTGGCGGCCTTCGCTTTGCCTTTCGGCTCGGCCTCGGCGGAGCCGCCGGTGCCTTCGACCCATGGGGGATCGAGGCCGACGGCCTGCTGGTTGGGGGCGTCCCAGACGGTGCCACCCGTGTCTTCGGGCTCCTCGGTCATGGCGTCTTGACGATCTTCTGGATGCCGGTCGCCTCGATGATCAGCGGCGCGAAATACCCGGCGTAGGCGACCTGAACACCGAGCACGGACGGCTCAACAACCTGGAGGGACCCGATCCGGTCTTCGTACACCTCCGCCGCAGCGGTGGACGCGACGAACGCCGTCCCGGTGGCGAGCTGGGCGGACATGACGACGGTGATCCCCGAGATGGCGCCCATCGCACCCTGCCCGAAGCTGCCCGCGGAGAACCCGGTGGACTGGCTGTTCTGCGGGTTGACGGGCGCGAAGATCGGCCCGAACAGGCCGAGCATGTCCGGAGCCACGGCGAGGATCAGCCGGCCGGCGCCCTTCGTTGCGCTGTACACGATCCCGGCTGCGGCCCACACGGCCCCTGCGACGCCGGCGGCGGTGGCTGCCCCGGTCGGGATCGTCGTCGCTGCGACGGCAGCGGTGCCGCCGGCGACGAGTGCGTCGCCGAAGACGTCTTCGGTCTTCTGCGCGTACACCGACGCGAGGTCGCCGATCACGATGTCCATGATCGACGGCTGCGTCCAGTCGATGTCCTGACGGGACACGTTGACGTAGCCGCCGTACGTGGTGCCGGTGACGGGGACTTTGGAGATGGTCATCTTCTGTGACGTGAGCTCGGCCTTTTCCGCGGACTGGGCGAGGATCGCGGTGTGCTGCGTGATCCGCGGCCTCGACCAACTGCCGGACGGGAGCTGCCGCGGCCCGAACGCCGACACCAATGGGCGGGCGTCGTCGACGAAGTTGATGACCGGCCCCAGGATCTGCTCGGGGAGCAGGCCGGGGTTGTCGGACGTGGTCTGGTGCGCGGCGGCGCGGTTGTAGGTCGAGAGGCGGTTGCGGGCGTGCTCCTCGCCGAGGCCGGCCTTCCAGTAGTCGAGGACGTAGGCGCCGGCTGAGCGGTACTCGATCTCCTTCGGCGCGGCGACGCTGCTGTCGTCGAGCAGCTTCCCGATGTCCCTGATCCGCTCCCTGGACTGGAGCGCGATCGCGGCCGACTCCTGCATCGGCTTCGCCTGCTCGTTCAGCTCACCCTGCCGGGTGTGCGCCCGGGTGACCAACTCCATTTCCTGGGCGGTGAGGTCGCGGCCTTCCTTCTCGGCGGCCTCGACGACACCGTCGATGAACGTTTGCTTCTCCTCGATCTCCGCGGAGATCCGGGCGAGCATCTGGTCTGTTGCCCTCATTGGGGGCTCCTTTCGAACGCGAGTAAGAGATCAGGTCTCGCTCGAGCGTTCGCTTCCCCCGCAACAGCCGGCCCACCCAGTGGTCTACAACGGCTGGTAGTTCAGCGATCGGTCAGAACATACATCTTCTCGAGCTCCCACGCTTTCACGGCGGCCAGGTTCGGCGCCACGATGCCGCTGGGAGGCTCTGTAAGCCCCTGTGAGCGCACCGCAAGCACTTTGGCACCTTCGTATGCCGGGTCCGGTGTCATCGCGATATGGCCGAGCCACGCCTTCACCAATCGGCGGAGCGACCGGCCCTCCCACTGCTCACCGTCGGCCATCGGCAGGAACCCCGCCGACGCATCCAGGATCTCTTCGTGCGCGAGCGTCAACGTCTCGTCGCCGAGCGGTGTCTGGGCGATGCGGAGCTCGGCGACCAACCCGTCGTCGCGGTTGTGGAGCCGGACCGCGCGGCCGACGGTGCGGGTGACGTCGTGGTCGCGGTTCACCCTGATGCGGTTCGCGCGCCGCTCGATCCCGGAGAACGCGCCCCGCGAGAACACTTCGCGGACCATCCGCCCCTGGTGCTCGACAACGGTCTCTTCCTCGTAGGGCATCACGATCAGCTCGATGATCCGGTCGGGGAACGACACCCCGATCTGTTTCGCGGCCCGGTACTCCAGGGCGCCCGTCGGTGTTTCGGTCATCTGAGGACTCCTGCGGCTAGGTCTGTCGGGGCGGTGTCGGTGAGTCGTTCGGCCTCCCGGATCTCGTCGACCGACTGCGCGGGGTTGCCTCTAGCGTCGACGATGCTGTTCAGGATCTGGTAGGTCTGGGCGCGCTCGTACGGGCCGGGCTGGACGTACTCGTCACGGTTCAGCTCGACGCGGGTGCCGCGCGGCAGCAGCCAGCCGGACAGCGCGGACATCACAGCCTGGGCTTTGGGGCGGAGTCCTGCGCGCCAGTGGTAGTCGAAGATCGCGGACACGTTCGCGTACGTCATCGAATCCCCGCCGCTAGGCAGTCCGACGAGGTGCGGCGGGACGCCCAACAGGACGGCGATTCTTGATTCGTTGAACGTCGACAGCTCAAGCAATGCCATCTTGGTGGGGTCGAGCTGGGTTGGTTTCCAAGTGATGCCGCCCGACAGCACGGCCGGTTCGCCGATCGACGAGAGCCTCGCCGACACCCAATCCGCTTTCAGGGCGGCGGCCTGCTCTGAGGTGAGCTCCTCCGGGTGCTCGAGCACCGAGCTCGGGATCCCGCCGCCCGCGGCCAACCTGGTCGCGTACCGGGCGAGCACCTGCGCCGCGACGATCCGGGCGGCGCCGGCTTCCAATGGGCCGTGGCCGTGCGCGTCCGCAGTCGAGGAGCGGTAGCGGATGTGGAGGATGTCGTCGGTGCGGTCCTGATCCCCGATCGAGTAGTACCGGCTGCCCTGGTTCATTTCGACGTTGACGGTCCACGGCGGCACGACCCGGAACCGGGCCGGCCAGCCCGTCGAGTACCGGGCGAGCACGAGCACGAACGCTTCGCCGACGGCCTGGTAGTCCCAGAAGAGCTGGGCGAGGAACTCCTCGACGGACGTGTAGATCTCGGGGTCGGGGTTGACGAGCCAGTCCGCGTTCAGGCTCGGCGCCGCGCCGACCAAGTAGGGCGGCATCGTCGAGAGGACGGACGAGTTGAGGTCGAGGCACATCCAGGCGGTGTCGGTCAGGCTCGACATCGCCTGCCCGTTCCAGTTCGGGGTGTCCCATGTTTCGGGCCAGCCTGACCAGGCGGACGCGACGATCCGCGGAGGCAGCCACGGAGGCGCCGCGTCCCCCTCAACCACGAGACCGTGCGGGTCCCCGGGTGTGACGTTTGGGGGGCCGACGGTGCCTGGGGAGGCGGTCGCGGGATCGTTCCCGTTCGGGATCTCCGGCGGCCGGATCGCCCGTGTCCACAACCCCACGGCCACCGAGTCTAAACGATTTCCTAGTTTCCGGTAGGGAAGGTCAACTGATCGAGGGGACGGGTGTTGGCCGGTGCGCCGCCGACACAGCCCAGACGAGAGCCTTCACGAGATGCGGGGCGCCGTGACCCGGGATCAGGAACAACCCCGACGGCATCTCCTTGACCCTGGCGAGGGCGACCGCCCTGTCGAGGTCGCGCCGTTCGCCGTCGTGGACGAGCATCCCGCCGAGAGCGAGATCCCTGAGCAGCGGCAACCCCGTCCGGGTCTCGGTGCCGCCGGCACGAGAAGGGGGCGGCGAGAACCCGCGCGGCACCCTCGCGATCAGCGACGCACCGACGTGGAGCGCCCGCAACGGGCGGACCGCAGCGACGGCCTCGACCTGGGCGACGGCCTCGTCCCAGGTTTCGCAGCGGCACCCGTCGAGCTCGAGGCGGCCGTCGGCGGTTTTCGAGACGAACGCGGCGGCGGCGCCCAGCCCGGCGTCGTCCTCCAACGCGGCCCACACCGGCCCTGTCGAGGGTGCTTCCGGGTCTGCGAGGTCGGCCCAGACACCGGGCGGCAGCAGATCCTCGACCCCGGCGGAGTAGTCCGCGAGCCGGACGGGCCACTCGTTCAGCCATTGCGACCGGAACGACTCCGCCGGGTCGGGCTCGTCCTCAGCCCGCAACGTCCCCGCGAGCGCCGCCTCCAGCTGCGCGCGGATCGTTTTTTCGCGGCGCGGCGACCAGTGCGCCGACGATGCCCGCCAAACCGTCTCGTCGGCCATGTCGGCGCCACGCGGCGCGGACCACTCGAGCAGCAGGCTCCCGTCACCGTCCTCCAATCCGGCGACGGCTGCGGCCCGCCACGAGAGCATCAGCGACGTCGACCGCCGATGCGCCGTACTGACGAGCAGCAGCTGCGGCTGTTCCCGCTCGACCATCGTCGGGACGATCCCTTCCTCGATCACCTCCGGCGCGACCTTCCACACCTCGTCGGCGACCGCGAACGGCACCGAGAACCCGAACGCCGCCATCACCGGCGCCTGCAGCATCCACCGCGACGCGGACGCGCGATGCTCGATATGGACGTCGCCGTTCGCCTCACGAACCTTGTACTCGTCCGGCCGGACCTTCGCCCACAACCTGGCCGGCCGCTGCACCTCGATACAGACCCGCAGGTCCTTCCCGGTGTGCAAAACATCCTGAGCCTCACCGAAATGCTCGGCCTTGTGGATCCGCCAGAAGCACAACTCGCGAAGCAGCCACGATTTGCCGAGCTGCCGCGGCATCGTCAACAGGATCGTCTCCCAGCACAACCGGCCGTCCGCGTCGATCTCAAGCATCCGGGTCGCGGCCAGCTTCTGCCACCACCGCAACGGGCGCCCCGAACGAGCCTCGGCCCAACGAATGAAGTCCGGCCCCAACGAGCCCACCGCCCGCTCATGGGGAACCGACATCAGCCTCGGCCACGCCGCGTCGGCCGGCACCCGCCTCAATCCCCGCAGCCACGGCACCCGCCAACGCTCATCGCCCCACACGAGGCCATCGCGCTCGACCTCGGCCTCAGCCACCGCCGGCGCCAGCAACTGCCGCCGCGCCGTCGCCCGGTTACACGCCCTGTGCTCAGGCCCCGCATACAACGACCGTGACCCGTCGACATGCCCCAGATCCCACGGCTCGCCCGGCAAGATCAACTCGCCGCAACGAGCACACGTCACCCCACCCGCGAGAACCAACCCCTCCAGCCGCTCACGAAGCCCCTGATGCGGGCCGCCGTAGCCGCGAGCAGCCGTACGCGGCCGAGGTCTAGCGGCTACAGGAGACACCAGGCCAAAGAGGGAGAGATAAAGATGAC